AATAGGCTAATATATGTAACCTGCATAGATTTATATAATGCTAGTAAGATACCAGATATGAGCCTAGTAGCTGCTGAGCTTAAAGGTAAAGTGGGCTTAGTATATATCTCAGAAATTGCTGGAGAGTTTGCAGATGAGATAGTATTACCTGACTATTGTAGAGTATTAAAGGAGCTAGAGATGAGGAGAGATATGCTAGCAGGAATAAATAAAATGCAAAAGGCTGCTAATTTAGATACTGATATTTTTGATTTAACGGCTGAGGTTAGTAGCTATATTGATAAGGTAGGTGCTGCTCCTAAAGAAACTATAGTTAATACTACTACACTTTTTAAAGATACTTTTAAGGCTATAGAGGAGGCTAGCCAAAATGAGGGAGGCTGTACTGGTATATCTACTGGATTTAGTGACTTAGATAGGCTAACTAATGGATTTGGTAAAGGAGAGTTAATAATAGTAGCTGCTAGGCCTGGAATGGGTAAGACTACTTTAGCCCTTAATTTTATGCTAGAGGCTGTAAGGCAGGATAAGAGGGTACTAATGTACTCTGTAGAGATGACTGCTACTGAGCTAGGATTAAAGCTAGTATCTAACTTATCTGGAATAGAAGGAGATAGAATACATAGAGGCAAACTAACAGAGGAGGAGTATAAAGGAGTATTTAATGATACCTCAGATATTATAAACTCTGGGCTACTTAATGTAGATGCTGAAACCTCAGAATTATTTGGGATTAAGAATGTAGCTAAAAAGCTAAACCATAAAACTAAGGTAGATATGATTATAATAGATTATTTACAGCTATTATCTGGAGGAGATAAGACTAATAAACAGCAAAATAGAGAGCAGCAAATATCTTTTATTAGTAGGCAATTAAAAGCCCTAGCTAAGGAGTTAGATATACCTATTATTTGCCTATCTCAATTAAGTAGAGCAGTAGAGAGTAGAGGGAATAAACGCCCTATGCTATCCGATTTAAGAGAGAGTGGAGCTATAGAGCAGGATGCTAATAAAGTACTCTTTATCTACAGAGATGGATATTACTCTAAGAATAATGATACTACTACAGAGGTAATAGTATCTAAGAATAGAGCAGGGAGTTTAGGTACTGCCGTACTAGATTTTAGAGGAGCAACCTCTAGTTTTACTAATGAAGATTTTAAACCTTTTTAACATGAGAATAGAATTTTATATAAAGCCATGCCCTAAGCCTAGAATGACTAGAGCTGATAGCTGGAAAAAACGCCCTATTGTACTTAAATACTGGAGATTTTGTGATGAGCTGAAAATACAAGCTAATCGGCTCAGCTATATACCAGGAGATAAAGTAAGTTTAGTATTTTATATACCTATGGCTAAAAGCTGGAGTAAAAAAAAGAGGGAGCTAATGCTAGGCAAACCTCATAAGCAGAAACCAGATATAGATAATTTAGCTAAGGCTTTTTTAGATGCTTTATTAATTGAGGATAGCCATGTATGGAGCTTAACAGCTGAAAAATACTGGGCTAATGAGGGTAGTATTATGGTATTAACAGATGAGTAGAGATAACTTGTTAATGCTTGTTGATAAATTAGACTTGATATTAGTGAATAAGGTATATATTTGTAAAGATAATAATTTAAAAAATAAGAAAATGGCAGAATTTAAACAGAAACCTGGCTTTGGTAGCATCTTTAAGAATGATTATAAGACTGCTGAAAACCAACCAGACTACAAAGGTAAGATATTACTACAAGATGGTACAGAGCAGCAGATAGCTCTCTGGATAAAAGAGGGAGCTAATGGTAAGTTTTTTAGTGCGGCCCTATCTGATGTATATATTAAGCCTAATACTGATACTATAAATGCAAATAATAAGAATGAGGATACTGACTTACCTTTCTAAATTAGAGCAAGATACTATTTTTGTATCTGCTGAGCATAAGGTTATAATGCTTAGATATTATCAGACTATAGATAAGGCCTTAGAGATGCTAGAGCCTACAGATGATAGCTTTAAGCTCTTAGAGGAGATACTACTGGTAGTTATGGATTACTCTAATAGTTTTAGTGAGGAGAGAGATACTTACTTTTATGAATGGATAAGAGTAATACCTACTAATATGACTTATGCAGTAGCTGGATTTATAGCTGGATTAAAAGATACTGATAATACTGAGATTTGTAATATATATTACTCAGAGGTACTCAGAGCAGCCTCTAAATGCTTAGAGAGCCTTAATATAGTAGAGCCTACAAATGAATAAAGGAGATGTATATAAAGCCTTAGAGTTAGGCTATGCTAAATTTAAGGATGTGGCCATGAATATCTGTAATGATGAGGATAAAGCTAGTGATGTAGTGCAAATGACTATGGAGGCTCTATTAAAAATGCCTAAAGAAACCTTACAAGATATATATAATAAGAATGGGCTGCTCTGGTATGTTGTAAGGATTATTACCCTCAATATAAAGAGTAAGACTAGTAGATATTACTATAAATATAATAAATTCTATGAGCTTTTTGATAGTAATAATAGTAGCTTAACATACTCTCCAGATTTTTACGAAAATAAGCCAGGAGATAATGATAGAAGTACTACTCATATTAGGCTGGATGCTATTGAGGATTTATTAAATGAGTTACACTGGTACGATAGAGAGTTATTTACCACTTACTATTACGGCTCTTATACACTAGATACGCTAGCTGCTAAGACTGGGATAAGCAGGACTAGTATATTTTATACATTAAAGAGAGTAAGGCAGTTTTTAAAAGATAATATAAATGACAAAACCAGGCAAATTAAAGAAACTGAATAACTTTACTCTAGCTGCTGCTAAGTTTGCTGCTGGAGGATTTATTAAAAGCTCTAAAGAGGTTTATAGTAGTAGGGTGCTCACTTGTTTAGCCTGCCCTAATTATGAGGTTAGTACTGATGACTGCCTCAAATGTGGATGCCCTATTGAGGTTAAGGCTAGCTGGAGTACTGAGAGCTGCCCAGAAAATAAATGGACAAAATGATAGATTTAAGCAAAGAGGATATTAAACTAGTAGCTACTATCTGGAGTAATATAAAGACTGGTAGAGCAGCTAGTAAGCAGCAAAAGGAGGATGCTGTAGCCTTTTGGAATAAGGTAGGGAATAAGAGGTATAAACTTAGTACTAGCTGTGGAGCTTGTTTATCTGATGTATATACTGGAGTAGCTAAATTATATGAAAAATACTATGGGATTGATTAACACACTTAAAAAAACAGAGGGAGCAGTAGATAGCGCTGGAATAGGTAGAGGCTGGGTACTATACTTTAACTCTAAAGATGAGATAGTAGAAGTAAAGAGCTTATATAATCCAGAAACTTATAAAGGAGCTAGGAAAATATATACTGATGCTGAGATAATAGAAAAATTAACAGAGTATAAAAATAAAAATAAATGATATTAATAACTATAGGATATATTATATGCATAGCTTTTATCTGTAAGATGATAGTAGTATATAGAGATGGTAAAAGAGTAGCACAGAATAACAATAAATTAAGGAGTAGATTATGAGTACAATACCTAATTATTATATAGGCTCAGTTTATGGATATGAGGCTAGGAAAGTAGTAGAGGATTATAACCTCTCCTATAATAGTGGTACTGCTGTAAGTTACTTATTAAGAGCTGGAGCTAAAAGTAGTAATAGCTTAAGCCAGATAGATAAGCAGATAGATGATATTAAAAAGGCTATAAACCATCTTAATTTTGAGATAGATAAATTAAATAATGTTAAAGCAAAATGATAGATTTAAGATTAGGAGATTGTTTAGAGGTAATGAAGTCTATACCAGATAATAGTATAGATGCTATTATTACAGATACTCCCTATGGCACTACTGCGTGCAAATGGGATAGTGTTATAGATTTTACTTTAATGTGGGAGCAACTGAATAGAATTATAAAGCCAAAAGGAGCTATAGTCTTATTTGGTAGCGAACCTTTCAGCAGTGCTTTACGAATGAGTAATATTAAGAAGTATAAGTATGACTGGGTATGGGAAAAGGAACGCCTAACAAATATAGCGCAAGTTAAAAAAAGGGCTGGTAAAACTACTGAAAATATTATGGTATTTTACGCTAAACAATGTACTTATAACCCTCAAATGATAAAGTACAAAGGTAAACTAAGAACAAATAAAGTTAAAAATGGTAAAATGGGTAAACTTACTGATAATGGTAATAAAAAAGTATTTGAGTATAAAGACAATGGATTAAGATACCCAACACAAATATTAAAATTTCAAAGGGATATATTAAAATCTAATTTACATCCAACTCAAAAGCCTATATTATTAATGGAGTATCTTATAAAAACCTATACAAACGAAAATGAAACTGTATTAGATTTTACTATGGGTTCAGGAAGTACTGGAGTAGCAGCAAAGAATACTAATAGAAACTTTATAGGCATTGAAATGGATGCTAATTATTTTAAGATAGCAGAACAAAGAATAACAGAACAAACTAAATAATATTAAAAATGGATAGTAGAATAAAAGGGTATAGTAAAAAATACAAAGGAGTAGCTAAACAGAGTAGAGTAATTAAACCTCTTAAATTGCCTAATATAATAACTGAGGATTTAGGGTACTATATGAATTTTGGATTTAAGCAGATACCAGTAGGAGAGGATATGAAGTACCAGGAGAATAAGCATAGTAGATTAAGTACTGCTGGAGTAACTGATTATTACGGATAAAAATAATGGAGGTAATAATATCAGATGCAGGAGATGAGCAGGATGGGATGTATATAATTAAGGTGCTAAAATAAACCGAATAGAAATAGTAATCAGCTCAACTAAAATAATAGATATGAATAAAGAAAAGTTAGAAAAAAACATTGCAAGTAATTTAACAATAGACCTTGATGTCGAAAAGTTTATAGAGGTTACATTGTTAGATATTGAACAGTACACAAACCAAAGAGTAATAGAGGAGTTGGAGGAATTAATTGATGGTTTAGATGAGTTTGAACTACATAGTGATTTTCCATACTTAATAGACAAAAGAATTAAAGAACTAAAATAATAGATATGAATAAAGAAAAAGAAGTTACATGCTGTAATGTAGAAATAACTGAGGAGATTAGAGATAATAATTTATGCCCTATTTGCTTAGAGCATCTGTAGTATAGAATAACTATTAATTATTTATATTTATTAGTAGATAAAGACTAAACGAAATCAACACTATAAAAAAAGATATTATGTACTCAGATAAAAACAAAGAGAAGTTTCTAGTATTACTAACTAAAAACGCTGGTAATGTTTCTAGCACTTGTAAGGCTTTTAATATGAATAGAGGCACGTATTATAACTGGCTAGAGGATGATGGATTTAAAGCTATTGTAGATGAGATACAAGAGAGCCTAATAGATAATGCAGAGAGTAAGCTACAGAAGTTAATAAATGAGGATAGCCCAGTAGCTATACTATTCTACTTAAAGACTAGAGCTAAGAGTAGAGGCTATATTGAGAGGCAGGAAACTGATATAACTAGTAAAGGAGAGAAAATTAGTATCAATATAAACCTAGATGAAACTCCAAACTGCTAGTATTACTATTTATATTCTGCTTAATAATTCGTAAAAGGAGATGATAGATATTAGCCCAGATTTAACTAATAAGCAAAAGGAGGCCCTAAGGTATATGCTAGATAATACTACTACAGAGCTATTGTATGGAGGTGCTGCTGGAGGAGGTAAGAGTTTTTTACTAGTGGCTTATGCTATTATTACCAGCTTAAAATATCCAGGAGTAAGAGGCTTAATAGGTAGGAGTAAACTAGATGCTCTTAAAAAGACTACTCTAAATACATTCTTTGATGTATGCCAGCAATGGAATATTAAAGCTGGGCAGCACTATAATTATAATGCTCAGAGTAATATAATAACCTTTTATAACGGCTCAGAGATTATACTTAAAGACTTATTCTTATATCCCTCAGATGCTAACTTTGACAGCTTAGGAAGTTTAGAGCTAACCTTTGCCTGCATAGATGAGGCTAACCAGATAACAGAAAAAGCTAAGAATGTACTAAGCTCCAGGCTAAGATATAAGCTAGATGAGTATGGCTTAATACCTAAGTTATATATGAGCTGTAATCCAGCTAAAGGCTGGGTATATAATATATATAAGCAGAGCAGAGAGAATACACTACCTCAGCATAAGAAGTTTATCCAGGCTCTAGTAACAGATAACAAGCATATCAGTAAACACTATACAGCTCAACTTATGAAGTTAGATGAGATAAGTAAGGCTAGGCTACTTAGAGGCGACTGGGAATATGACGATAGTAAGGATGCTCTAGTAGAGTATGATGCTATTATAAATATGTTTAGTAATGTAGTACCAACTGGAGAGAAGTATATTACTGCCGATATAGCTAGATTTGGTAAGGATAAGACTGCTATATATTTATGGAATGGCTTGCAGGTAGCAGAGGTAGTAGTATTAGATATGAGTAGTATGGTAGATGTAGCTAATAAGATTAAGGAGATACAGCAGAGGGAGGGAGTTAAGCTAGGTAATATAATAGTAGATGCTGATGGGGTAGGAGGAGGAGCTGCTGATATTCTGAGATGTAAAAACTTTGTAAATAATGCTAAGGCTTTAAGAGGCGAAAATTACCAGAATTTAAAAACTCAATGCTATTATAAGCTGGCTGATTTAATCAATAAAGGGCAGATAGGATTTAGTACTAATGATATTAAATTAAAGGAGTTATTAATACAAGAGCTGGAGCAAGTGAGGAGGACTAACATGGATAAAGATACTAAGCTGAGTATTATGAGTAAGGATAAGATAAAGGATTTAATAGGCCGCTCTCCAGATTACTCTGATGCTTTAATGATGCGTATGTATTACGAGTTAGGGATGAGCAGAGGTAAGTATTCTGTAAGATAGTAAAATACTTAATATAAACTAATTATATTTATATAAAATGAGGGTACTAGAGTTAGATAATAATGGAGTAGTAGTTAAATATGAGCTACCTACTTCCTGGAGTGAGGTAAGTTTAGGGCAATATAGTAAGTTAATGACTGCTTTAGAAAATGAGGAGGCTACTGAGATAGAGAGTATTGTAAAGACTTTAGAGGCTCTAGTAGGTATTAGTACTAGTGAGCTTACTAAAGTGCCGTTAAAGTATCTTAAAATGGCTTATGCAGAGCTTACAGCATTAACTTCTACTATGCCTAGTAATGAGCTTAATAGGATTATAGATGTAGAGGGTACTGCTTATGGATTTATACCAGATTTTGATGCTCTTACATTTGGAGAGTTTTGCGATTTAGATAATTACCTCCAGGATAGCTGGAATAACCTAGATAAAATAATGGCTGTATTATTTAGGAGGGTAGTAGCTAGAGATAAGGATAAGTATAGTATAGAGGAGTATACTATGGAGGGAATAAAAGAGAGGAGAGAGCTATTTAATAGCAGCCTTAGTATAGATGTCGTATATGCAGCTCTGGTTTTTTTTTGCAATATAGGGAGCAAACATATAAAAACTATGCGCTACTCTTTGGAGGAGGAGAGCAAGAGGATAAGGAGCAGACTACTGAGGGAGCAACTATAGGGAGTAAGTACGGCTGGTATATATTGATACATAAAATAGCAGGAGGAGATATACTTAAAATGAATAAAGTAACTAAAGAGGGAGTTAATACATGCCTTAACTGGCTAGCATATACTAAGGAAGTAGAGCTAGAGGAGGAGCGTAATAAAAAAAGTAATTAAATGAATAAGACTTATAATAATGTAATAGATACTCTGAGCTGTATTTCTTTAGCTCATGGTTTAGTTAATGAAGTTAGTACTGGAGATATAGAAAATATAGATACTTCTGGTATTGTTAAATATCCCTTAGTACATATCGTACCTACTTCTGTAGATGCTGGTACTAATACTCTTACTTTTAATTTTAATATATTAGCTATGGATTTAGTTAATACAGATGAGAGTAATGAGCAAGAGGTTTTATCTAATACTCTAATTATCTTAACTGATATATTAGCTGAATATAAGAATGGTAAAAAGCTAGGAGGTAATTTAGGAGATTATTTACAAGAGGATTTAGATAGCTTTAATTTAGAGCCTTTTACTGAGAGATTTGACAATGTAGTATCTGGCTGGAACTGCACTTATAGTATTACAATACCTCACGTTTTTAATGCTTGTAATAGCTTTAACTGGGATTATATTGGTGGTATAGCTATTGATGGTGGAGCTGTAGATTGTAGAAAATAAAAGAGCATAGTGTTTGAGCATAGCTGAGAAGTCTATAAGCTATTAGTAATGAGTAAGATATAGAGGTAGTAAAAATAAAAAGAGCATAGCAAAACGCACATAACAATAATGATATATATAAATACAGATTTTTTTAATTAACTATGGCTACTAAATTTAGTATTAAAAATACAGAGTTAGAATTTAAGAAGTTTGCTGATAAGGTAATACATAGGGCTAAATTTTGGCTTAAGAGGCGTAAGAAAAATACTAAGGAGAGTACGTTAAGTAATAGCCTAGATTATAAGTTAAAAGTATATCCCTCTGGAGGTTTAGAGTTAGGATTTGAGGCTGCCGATTATTTTAGATTTGTAGAGGAGGGTAGAAAACCTGGTAAGATGCCTCCAATAAGTGCTATAGCTAAATGGATTAAGATTAAGCCTATTAAGATAAGAGATACTAAGACTGGTAAATTTAAAAGTAAAACTCCAGCTAATATAAACTCGGCAGCCTTTGCAATAGCTCAGCATATAGGAGCTTATGGAGTAGAGCCTACATGGTTTTTTAGGGATGCTTTTAAGATGCACTATAAAAGAATAAATAAGGATTTAGTAAAGGCTTATGCTAAAGATGTAAGTAAGTTTTTAAAAATAACATTAAAAGATAATATAAAATAATGGCGATAACACTAGAGCAAGATGTAGCATTTAAAGAGATGCCAGTAGGTACGGACTGGATATTTACTATTAGTAGTACTAACGTAACTGGTAACTATAAATTTAAGTACATAGCTGAGTTATGTATAGATAATTATGGGGTTACTAATGTAATAAAATTAAAATTTAGTCCTAATAGTACTGATAATGGGATAATAAATATATCAGATATACTAGAGCAATATGTAAGCTCTGATAATTTAGGTAAAAATGATTTAACTTATAAGGCTAAATTTAAAGGTACTGCTACTTCTGCTACTATTAAGCATCCTATACAACTAACAGATAAATTTAGTTTATCTACTGATTTATGTAAGAGGCTTACTATTAAATTTGGAGAGGAGTATAGTGCTAATGCTACTGATGCTCCTACTGAGTATTTAGATGAGCTAACTAGCTCTAATTATTTATTCTGGAATGGTATGGCTTATAATAATGAGCAGTCTTTAGTATCTGGAGAGTATGGTATTAATTTAAAGGACTGGAATAGTAATAGTTTTGTAAATGATATATCTACCAGTAATCTATTAACAGATGCTCCAGCTGATAAGCAATTAATAGGAGATAATGAGTATGCTACTTTAAGCCTACTAAATGGATATTTTCCTAGTATAACTAAGGCTGTTACTGCTGTAGATATGGTAGTAGATTTTAGAGATACAGATGGTACATTTATCTCCTCAGAAACTACTGCTATAGTAGCTGGTAATGGAGGTTATAACGGCTCTAATAATACTGCTCTGACTGATAGTGCTAGGCAGTTAATGTTTGCTGGAGTAGGTACTGCTAATATGCTAGGAGCTGGAGTATCTATACCTAGTAACTGGGCCTCTTATGATGTATATTTTACTAGATTATCAGGGCACAAAGTAAGCAAAGTATATAAGTATTTTAAAAAGTCGGCAGATTGTAAAGGGTATGAGAAGATAAGACTAACCTGGCTTAATAAGTATGGAGTATGGGATTATTATACCTTTAATAAAAAGAATTTAAGGAGTACAGATATTAAGCGTACAGACTTTAATAGAGTTAAAGGAGACTGGAATAGCAGTACTTTTATTAAGTACGGATATGAGAGAGGTGTAGGGGTTTTAGGTACTATAGCTACTGAAACTATAAGCCTTAATTCTGACTGGTTTACAAATGATGAGGAGGCAGCCTGGATAGAGCAGTTATTTGTATCTCCAGAAGTATATATATTAGGAGATTATGATAGTACAGATGCTGGTACTAGTGGAGCTAAGTATGGTAATTATCTAACTCCAGTAATAGTAACCTCTAATAATTATGATAGATATACTAGAGCTAATGATAAGGTAGCACAATATGAGTTAGATATAGAGTATAGTATTAATAAAAGAATACAAAGAGCTTAAATGAATATACAGCAATTAATAGCCTATCCTCAAGGCACTACTGAGCCTATTACTTATCCATCTGGAGAGGTAGTATTAGATTTATTTAAAGATGAGCCTATACCTCTAGTATTAAATGTAGATGATTTTACTAATGTAGCTGAGGTTGATGCTAGTTATAGTAAGTCTTTTGAGATGCCAGGTACTAAAAATAATAATCTATTTTTTAATCATATTTATGATATTACTTCTGATAGTAATTTTAATCCTCATGTAAAAACTAAAATAATAGTTAAGGAGGGTAGTATAAATACATTTGAGGGCTATATGCAGCTTAATGAGATTATTATTAAAGAGGGGGTTATAACTTATGATATAACTTTATACTCTGAAACTGTAAATTTAAAGGATATATTAAGTGAGAGAGTTTTTAGGGATTTAGATTTTACAGAGCTGGAGCACATATATAATATAACACAGATAAGAGATAGCTGGGTAAATAATCTTACTTATAATAATGCTGGTACATCTGGCTTTAGAGATGGAGGCACTATTAAATATCCTTTTATTAGATGGAATGATGGGATATCCCTTTTTTCTACTGGTAATTATTTTGTATCTAATTTGTATGGTGCTTATAATGTTTTTAAGCCTTGTATAAATGCACTTTATTTGTTTAAGCGCATAATGAGCTCTGCTGGGTTTTCTTTTACTTCAAGTTTTTTAGAGAGCGATAGGTTTAGTAAATTATATGTAGATTTAAAAAGCACTGAGGAGAGAGATGAGCTGTATGTAGATTTTGGCGTGAGAGAGGCTAGTACCTCAGAGGTTTATAATAGTACTTTTAATACTTTAAATCTAACGGCTTATAATAACTGGGCTGGTGCTACTGGAGCTCAGTTAGCTTTATATGATTTAAGTACTGATAAATTTACCTCTAATTTAGATAATTTAAATGTGTTTTATAAGGTGGAGATATTCTTTTCGAATACTGGTAGTAATCCAGCTGTAGTAGATGTTATATTAGAATTTAATAAAGGAGGAGTAATTACTACTACTACTTTAGCTAGTGGTATTAATGTGCCAGTAAATGTAGTGGGGGTAGCTCCTAGTATGTGCTATATACCTAATATATCTTTGGGATTATTAGATAATAACGATTTTGTAGAGATAAAGATAAAGTCGGTAGGAGAGAGTATTAATGTTTGGGAGGTTATACCAGATGTATCGGATGCACCTACAGGCTCAGCTGGTAAAACTCGTATTACGACAGCCTATACTTATGATACTATGGATATTAATATGCTATTGAATAGCTATAGAGGAGATAATAACCAATGGGAATTTATAAAGTCTTTTATTACTATGTTTAAATTAGTAGTATTACAAGATGATAACAACCTTAATAATCTAATAATCGAGCCTTATAAAACGTGGGTAGATACTGGTAATTTAATAAACTTAACTCATAAAGTAGATATAGAGGAGATTAAATATATACCTATTGATGGGTTAGATAAAACTATTATTATACAGCATAAGCCAGATGATAAGGATAGGATTATTAGTATTTATGATTTTAATAATATAAAATGGAGGTATGTTAATAACTCTGATATAGAAATTTTTGATGGCGTAGAGAATACTATAGAGGTAGAGGGCTTATCCTCTAGCTTTTATAGAAATATATTAAATGCAGGTATTTACGCTCCAGAAGTAATAAACGAGGATAAGGAGAATTTTGATAATTCGTTAAGGGTTTTTTATGATAAAGGGGTAACAACTATATCAGGTGGGGTAACTTATCGCATAGGTTCTTCTGGTACTTCCTATACTGATTATCTTAAATTTACTCCTTTTAATGATTTTAATGAGAGCTATGACTTTAATTCCGTACAATATCAAGGAGGCTCTGCTGCTATATTAGATAGCTTATATAATGTTTACTGGGCTAAGTATATAGATGAGCTTTACCACAAAGATACTAGGATAGCTAAAATTGAGGCTTACCTTACTGCTGATGATATTAGTAAAATAAAGTTTAATGATATTATACTTATTAAAAATAAGAAGTTTAGAATACATAAGATAGAGTATAGGGCTGGAGCTATGAGTAAATTAGAGTTAATAACTATAAAAGATTTATAATGGATTTTAAGATAGGGCAAAGTGTTAAGCCTAAAAAAATAGTAGTAGGAGGAGTGGTTATATTTGAGGAATATGATGCGGCAAAGATTTTAATAGAGGTAATACCTACACAAAGCCAGTGCGAAATTTATGGATTTGATTATAGAGATAGCACTTGTTTTAGTAATATAAAAAGTACTGAGATTAATGATTATAATGATATTAATGATTTTATTATTGGTACAAATTCTGGATATTTTAATATAATAGGTGTAAATAACGAAATAAAACATAAGTGCTTTGCTAATAGTATAATAGGTAATAATAATGTAGTTAGTGATTATACTAATAATACTACTATCTCAGGTACTAAAGGAGAGGCTAATTATAATAATAGCCAGGTTCTAGCTGGTAATCAG